TTAGGCCGTTAACCGATAATCATAGTGTATATTGTGTGTAATAAGGTGAAGGAGAAGCTTCAATAACTTATTTACACATGCAATGGACGCAACTTTATGACACTTGTTATGGGGTTGCGTTTTTAATTTATCGTAATACTTTACAAGGTGATTGCGACCGTACCGCCGTATTTTAATCATGTTTTGAATAATAATGTACAGTAATTTGCGTAAGTGCTTATTCCCACGTTTATTAATTTTATCTTTATAAAAGGTTTTTCCAGATTGAAAGCGACGTATATCTATACCGGCATATGCATTTAATTGTTTATTGTTTTCGAAACGTTTCACATCGCCTATTTCAGCCATTAAACGTACAGCTGTATTGGGGCCAATTCCAGGGATACTTAGAATGATACGATATTCTGGGCGTTGTTCGACCATATCTACCATTTTGTTAATACAGCACTGCTTTTGGTGAAGAAGTTCTTGATAGCGTTTTGCGTATGCTTTGAGCTGATCACATAGTACATCGTCTTGAGAAACAGCTGGGTAAGAATGTTTGGCTAATCCAAGAATTTGAAGAGCTTTTTTCTCGGCTAGCGTAGTTGATATTTTCTTATTGGTGTTAGCACGAATACGATTTTTTATAACCGTTTTAGAGAGAGGGACCACATAATCTGGATGAGGAAATAATTGAACAAAGTTTAAAAATAAATCAGATTTACTCGTAAACATTTTTTCTAATTCTGGAAATGTTAGTTGGATTACTTTATGCATACGGCCACGAAGAATAGATAACTCTCCATCCAGTTCGCTGTAAAATCTCGAAAGAGATCGTAATTGAAGGTACACATTATCGATTTTATGGGATACCCTTCGGGTAACTGTAAAGTGGGTAAGAGCTAACCGATGTGCATCACTTCGGTCCGTTTTATGGATTCGTAAGGAATCGCATTGTAGTTTTGCTTCTAAGGGATTCAATAAACAATAGCTGTACTGATTATTTTGCATGAAGCGTTCTAGTTGTCTAGAATAAATACCTGTGGCTTCAAATACGATTGCAGGTGGTTCACCTGTTCCGTTTGTAAGCTTAAGAATCTTTTCCTGTAGTTCTTCAAATGCAGGTTTAGAATGTTTCAATTCCTGTTCAAAAATGCATTGTTTGTGAGCGTTATAAATAACCATATAACTTTTACCCATACTGATGTCAAACGCGATTACATGTTTCATAAAGTTCCTCCTTATATGGAATGGAAGTCTTCGGCTTACACTTATCGATTCCCATTTCTTATACACGATCTCAAGGATCTACACACTAAAAACTGATTCAAATAAGGTAAGCGAAGAAGGCCAGTTTATTTTACGGATTCTAAATCCTAAAGAAACCTCGGCCCTTTCTTCACTTCTACTATATAAAAAAATAGTAGTGCGAACCAATGCCTTGGTCTGCACTACTAATCTTAGTATGTTTATTTTATAAAGAAATGAGGTGTCAACATGAGTTCTTTTACATTTAACAAAATACGTAAAGATTTTATTCAAATTGCGAAAGGATGGAAAAGACCTACTTGGGCACCGTTGAAACGAAATTTTCTCAACGTTCCAGGATATCCAGGCGCAAGATTGTTAAATACACAAACAGAAATGCGCGTTTTATCTATTCCGGTAGGAATTATAGTGCCTGATGGATCTAACTTAGAAAAGCTGAAAGAGGAAATTGCAAGTTGGCTAATAACAGATCAACCAACTGAACTTATTTTTGATGTAGAACCAAACAGAACGTATTTAGCAATTGTGGATGATAGCTTTGATCCAGATGAATTTGTAACACTTGGAATAGGAACGCTTACATTTATTTGTCCAATGCCTTACAAATTAGGACCAATTCGAAACGCAAAAGCAAAACTAGAACCAAATAATATTATTAAAACGGATGTTTTGAATGAGGGGAGTGTGTTTTCAGAACCGAAATTCAAGATACAGGTAGAAAATCCGTCCACATTCATCGATATTATAAATAAAAATGGAAATCAACATTTTCGTATAGGATACCCAGTTAAGATAGATGAAACTCCAATAAGTCGGTATGAATTGGTTATGCATGATAAAGCGAATTCTCTAGTCGGTTGGACGGAAGTGGGAAAAGATTTCGTTTCAGATTACGGCAGCGTAGCAGGAAAAATGATAGCGGATGGCGCACGTTTCATAGCATCTGATTATGGTCAAGGGCAATTTTGGCACGGACCAGCAGTGAAAAGAAGCATTACAGGTGGACCGCTACAAGATTTCACACTTGATGCAATAGTTGAATGTCGAAACTTAAACCCTGCAACTATGGGACGTGTAGAACTTTATTTATTAGATGAGAACGGCGTTGTTGTAGGAAAAGTAGGTATGTTTGATGCATATAGAAATTCTAGTGAGAATTTTGGTGAAGTTATGGCGGGAAACGGTGACTACAATCATCTGATTATAGCGGAAACTGGTTATTATCGTACAACATGGAATGATTTTTATGGACGTCTACACATTGCACGAGTGGGAAATTATTGGCAAGGTGATATTGCTTTAATAGATGAAAAAGGAAATTACCATACAGAAAAATTCGCACAATGGTGGGATACGGGCAATCGCTTTATGAAAAAGGTAGCTCAAATTGTTGTGCATATATGTTCGTTTAATGATGCACCATCATTAATTGCAGCTGTGCATGATATTAAAGTGCAAAAGGTAAATAGCAATACAGAACGTCAAATACCTTATATTGTTCAAAAAGGAGATCTTGTAGAAATCGATTCATCGGATGCAAGTATTCGGATTAACGGAGCAGATGCGATAAATATAAAGGATTTTATGAGTGACTATATACGTATTGAAAAAGGGAAGAACGAAATCGAAATATCCCCAAACAACATTGGACAGGTAGATGTCACATACAGGGAGCGTTACAGATGAGTAAAGCAAATAATCTATTACACATTGTGGACTTTAAAACAGAACAAATCATAGGTGTTATCAAAGAACAGGATTATTGGGATGATTTACGCCAATGGGAGCTTAAAGAGAACAAAGATAAATTTGAGTTTACAACAGCTGATGGTACGAAGATAGCGGCATCACTTATACAACAGAACCTTGTCGTTAAACAAACTCGTGACGGTACTTTTGTTTCATACATAATTACAGAAGTAGAACAAGATACAACAGGTCGTCCAAAAAAGATTTACGCACTTGGTGAACATACAAAGCTAAAGAAAGCGACTGTAATTAAACCACAAACTTTACAAGCTACTACGGTCAATGAATCTACGGACTTTGCTTTACAAGGTACAGAGTGGAAACGTGGGATTACTGAGTTTGTTGGTATACGTACCATTCATATTAAGGATTTTACAAATCCGCTTGATCTCTTAAAACAAATCGCATCTACGTTTGAACTTGAGATTCGTTTTAGAACAGAAATAATGGGAGCTTTTATTGTCGGTCGGTATGTAGATTTAATAAAAAAAGTAGGACGTGACAACGGAAAAGAATTCTTGTTAGGAAAAGATGTACAAGGCATCCGGCGTATTGAGAATAGTCAAGATATAGTAACCGCACTTGTAGGTGTTGGTCCACAAAATAGTGAAACTGGTGAATTTCTCACATTTGAAGAAATAAACAATGGCAAACTTTATGTAGGAAATAATGATGCTTTGCAACGTTGGTCAAAAGATGGCAAGCATTTATTTGATATTTATTCACCCCAAACAGAAGATCAAGATATGACGAAGGAACGACTCAAACAATTAACCGAAGCAGAATTAAAGAAGCGAATTGATAGTTCTACCTCATATGAAGTAAGTGCAGTAGCGCTTGAAAAAGTGTTTGGTTTATCTCATGAATCGGTTCGTAAAGGCGATACGGTACGAATAAAAGATACCGGGTTTAGTCCACCACTTTTCTTAGAAGCTAGATTAATAGCAGCAGATGAATGTGACACTGATCCATCGAAAGATAAATATATCTTTGGTAATTATCGTGAAATTAAAGATACACGAAGCCTGATCGATAGGTTATATGCACAAATCATGGGTAGCTTATCAAATAAAGCATCTAAAGAATTGCTAGATATGTTAGATAAAAAGCTTCAAGAAAACGTAAAAGAAACAGAAGTCATTCGAAAAGAATCGGAAGCAGCAAAGAAAATTGCTGAACAAGTGGCTGAAAACTTGAAGAATAATACCGTTGATATTATTGAAGGCGTAAATCCACCAACAGAAAACTTAAAGGATAGAAAAACGTTGTGGCAAGATATCAGCAAAGGTAAGCCTGGTATTCTGAAATTGTGGAAGGATGGTAAATGGGATCCTGTTGTTCCTGATGTGGAATCCGTTAAGAAAGAAACATTGGCACAGGTGAGCAAAGATATTGAGGCTACAAAAAGCGAATTAAATCAAAAGGTTCAAAGCGTGGAAGGTAAAGCTCAAGAAATATCTGGGCAAATTTCTGATGTAATAAAAGAGGTTCAAGGGAAAGTAGACTCAAACTTTGTTAAGGAACAAATTAAAGATAAAGCTGATAAATCAGGTGTTTTCACAAAAGACGAGATTAATAATGGTTTTATTGGGAAACAAATCTATGAAACTGATAAACAAGGAAACGTTAAGAAGTTCCAAGAAATCAGTACATCCTTTGAACAAACAAATGAAACTATCAAATCAAAGGCAGAGAAGCAAAGTGTTACGGATTTAGGGAATAACTTGTCACAAGCATCAAAGACTGCAAATGAAGCGAAGCAAACTGCTGAGGGTTCAAAACAAACGATTTCAGAGCTTAAAGCAACAGTTGAAAATACAGAAATTGGCGTCCGAAATCTATTGCTAGAAACAGCTACTAAATCGCATGCAGTGAAGACTGGAGAAAATAAGTCACATACCTATTTTGATGTAGCAAAGGATGCAGCTACTTTGATGCAAGGTAAGACTCTTTCAATGAGTTTCCTGTTTACAGGTAAAGTTACTGTATGGGGTACAACGAATAAATGGGTTGGTTTCGAAGTGAAGATTACTTTCACAGACAATACGTTTCAATATCCAAGTTGTCGCGTAGAAAACCGCTTAACACTAGGTAAACAGTATAACCAGGAACGGTTCACAACGAGTGCTGTAGTAATGGATAAGTCTATTAAAGAAATCTCAGTTTACGCTTTAGCACGTGATTTCACTGGGGACACGTTAATTGAAAAGGCTAAATTAGAAATTGGCACAGTACCGACTGCATGGACACCAGCACCCGAAGATCAAGTAACAACAACTGATTTCACTAAAAAAACAGTAGATATTGAATCTACCATTAAAGGCATAAATTCTTCTGTGTCAGATATACAAAACGCACAAGGAAAGCTTACAGAACGTGTTGCTAAATCAGAACAAACAGCAGATGGATTTAAACAATCTATTGAATCGTTAACTAAAAAAGATACTGATATCAGCTATAAATTAAATACAGTCGAGCAAACAGTGGAAGGTACAAAAAAGACAATATCTGATGTACAGCAAACAACAAATAGCCTTAGTAAAACAACAACTGAAATTAAAGAGCAAGCTGGGAAGACTAGTGAAAAATTAGAGAGTGTTGAGAAAAAGTTTGATGATATTAAAATTGGTGGACAGAACTTTTATAAGCAAAAATCCTTTGGTGCATCTGGGGGAACAAGCATAACGTATGACGATAGTAATAAATGGTGGAACATAACAATTCCTGCTGGGGCTAGTAGTAGTTGGAAAGGTATTTTATACAATTCTAAAAATGCCACGTTACTTGTGGGCAGAACATATACTATCAGTTACGAAATTTATGCTGACGAAGTAATGCCAACTGCAATTGATATTAACAATTTCGGTGTTACTACTGCTACGGGAACAAACGACAATGACGTGGTAGCAAAACGGATTATGCGTGTTCCTAAAACAATAGCAGGTCAATGGGTTAAGGTATCAGCTACATTTATAATGCCCGACAATATCACACAAGATTTCTACGACAATTCAGCTCTCGGTATAGGCGGTGGATGGACTCCTACAAAAATCACCAACATTAAGATTAGAAACATGCAATTAGAGGAAGGGAATATACCAACAAGTTATCGCACTCCTTCAGAAGATCAAGTAACAACCGATGAATTCACCAAGAAAACAACCGAGATTGAAAAAAGTGTGAATGGAATCAAAGAAACAGTAACAAAAGTAGAAAATAATCAGGGGGGATTTGATAAGCGTGTAACAGCAGTAGAGAAAACCGCTGAAGGTATTTCTCAAAACGTTACCAAGATACAAGAAACACAAACGGCACAAGGTAAACAAATTACTGAAGCACAATCTACAATCAAACAACATTCTGATGCACTGGATCTTACGGTGAAGATGAAAGATGTTGAGAACTATGTAGGCGGTCTTGGATCTATTAATGAGATTCGTGACGCTGGTTTCACTCAAGGGAATAAATACTGGGGGTGGGCTACTGGGCACGCTATAGATCCTAACCTAAAGTATAAAGGATACAATTCGTTTTCTATGAACACTACAGGACAAACCCAGGATGTATGGTGGGGTGCTTTTAGTCAATTTATAGATTGTTCACCTAATGAAGATATTGTTACTTCTGCATACTTTAACACTGATGGGAAAGTTCCTATTGATAATGGTGTATTTATCGAAATGGAATTTTGGCAATCGAATAAAACAACCAGAATTTCAACTGCTAGAGAAAGAGTTCAAATCGTTAACAATACTTGGATCAGGGCTATTTGTACAGCTAAAGCTCCAGCAGGAACTGGATTTGTAAGGTTTCGACCATACGTACAAAGAAATGGTAGAGCTTGGTTCTGTATGCCTATGCTGCAGCGAGGTAAAGTCGCCACAGAATTTTGGTTACATCCGAAAGATCAAACTGATGCTGATAAAATGATTGAAGATATTGCTAATAAAGTAGCTACCGATAAATACAATCAGAAAGTGACAGAGTTAGAAAGAAGTATCACAGCAAATGGAGAAGGCGTTTCAATTATTTCTAGAAAGCATGAAACCTTTGTAAACGACACATATAATGCTTACGTAAAAGAAACAAGCTCTAAGCTTCAAGTTCTTGATACAGGTATTCTAGCGCAAGTTAAAAAGGGTGACATCATTTCTGCTATTAACCAGACGGCAGAACAGATTCAAATCGATGTTGCGAAGTTGAAAATCAATGCTGATACCATTGTAAAATGGCTCACTGCAACAGGTATTAATGCAGATGTAATTAAAATCGAAAATGGGAAAGTTACGATCGATAAGAATGGTATTACAGCAAAAATGGCTGACTTCTTTTTTGAAGATGAGCGCGGGCAGAAATTTTCAGTAACACCAAGAACGAATCTCATTCCAGATCATGACTTTTCACACATTTCTTTTACTACTGTTAATAATAATTTTTTGAAGATCCAATACAGTCCTACATGGACAATTATGTCTAGTCCATATATTGAGAAACCAGTGGTTAATAATTATGAGCCAATGGTTAATCCGATGCGGATAGATTTAGGAAACTGGATTCGATTTACATTATTTGAAGGGGTAAAACCAGGTAAGAAATACACATTGTCGGCTCATTTCAGAGCAACTACCAATGATAATCGTGTAAACATTACGAATAAACCAATCATGAGGGCGATATTTGGTAAATATAACGGTGACACTCCTGTGGAGCTTGGACGAGCATCAAAAACTTACGATGCACCAAGCATTCAAACTGGAAAAATAGTAAGATACGCTTTAACCTTCACTGTTCCGAGCAACTATGTAGAAGGAAATGGTTATGTTTATATTGATTTATTTGGCGAGGGGCTCTTAAATAATATGCAAGCAATTGCTGTATCAGGTGTTCAGTTGGTGGAAGGTGACGTTCCTTCCGTTTATAACTGGGATACAACACATGGACAACTCGTAAACGGAACACTGCCTTTTTCTACAATTGCACTTGGTACAAAAGATAATGTTATTTATCACAATCATGTGAACAAATGGAACTATATGAATGCGCCACTTGAAATCATAAGCAATGGCGAAATGATGGCACTCGTTGGAGATGATCGTGCGGGACTCAGTTTTTATCCCCGTGGCGGTGGAGAACGTAGAAGTTACATCGGTCACCTTTACAACAATGAAAATAGATTCCGAATTGAATCAAAAGATCCTGTTGCAACGACACAATCAATTGAATGTAATGGGATTAACGTATGTGGTGGATACTTTGGTGCTAATGCAGGTTCTATTCATTATACAAATGGTAGCTTAGGTTTAGGATGGTATTTCCATGATGGCAGATGGAATTATGTTGATTTCACAAATATGACTTCTAGAACATAGAGAGGAAGATGAGTATGAATCCAGATAAGTTTATGCGTCCAATGCCACCTAATGAACAGTCACCATTCTTAGGTAGAGTAGTTGATTTGAAGAAAGATGAAAATCAGGTCACAGTTAGCATTCCAAACGATATGCTAGAATTTTGCGGTATCAAAGAAGATACAAAAGTAGAGGTTTGGGGGCTTCCTGATGGTACGCTGAGTATGCGCATTGCTACTGCATGTGACTTATGCAATAAAGGTGGCAAAGTTTACGAGATTGAGCTTTTCGGTAAAGTAAGTCTTATCTGTGCCGAAGATTATGTAAAGCTAACTGGAAAGAGCCCAGGGGCTTCTGATGAAGTGATAATTGAACATGTGGAAGAAGTAGAAAATAGAATGATAGAAGGAGCATTATCTGCAGATCAATATTAACTAAATACATGTAAACAAGTAGGGCAGCCATGAGCTGTTTTTAATTTTGAATAAAATACTGTTTTTATAGCAAAGAGGAGCGATTTCGCTGCTCTTTTTATTTTGCAAAGGGGATGAGAACAATGGAAGATGCAATTTTCAATTCAATGATGCAACAGGGAGCATTCGCAGCATTATTCGTGTGGATGCTTTTTACTACGCAAAAAAAGAATGAACAGCGTGAAGAGCAATATCAAAAGGTCATTGAAAAGAACCAGGGTGTAATTGAAGAACAAGCAAAAGCCTTTAGTTCATTAGCAAATGATGTATCAGATATCAAACAAAAAATTATGGGGAATGGTGATGTAAAATGAAAAAATCTATTAAAGTATTAAGTTCAGTTGCGACGGCTTCTATTATTTTATTAACATCTGTAGGAAGTGTTTTTGCAGATAGAGAAATGATTATTCCAGATTTACCAAAGCAAGGATATAGATATGGTGTCGGTGCATATGAGGGTGTTGTAGCTCATTCTACAGCAACCCCAGAAGCACCAGCTATTAATATTCAAAAATATGAGTCTCGTACATGGAGAAACGCATTTGTTCACTATGCGGTTGACTGGAACGAAACAATCCAAATCGCGGATACAAAGTACATTGCTTATGGCGGTGGACCTGCAGCGAATAAACGATTTGTGCATGTAGAATTATGCGAAACAGCGGACTATGCAAAATTCAAGCGTTCTTATGAAAAGTATGTAAAACTTTTAGCGAAAATCTTGAAAGATAACAAGATATCTGTAGAAAAAGGATTGTGGACACATAGCGATGTAACTCATCACCTTGGCGGTACAGATCATGAAGATCCAATTGATTACTTAAAGTCTCATGGCGTTTCAGAAGCTCAATTTAGAGCGGATGTACAACGAGCATACAATAATTCTAGTATGGATGTTTCTGTGCCTGAAAAACCATCTAAACCAGAAGAAGTGCCAACAGCTGTAACAGACGGTATTGCTTATATTGAAGGCTACAACGTTAATTTACGTAAAGGACCTGGTACAAGTTATTCTAAGATTCGTCAGTTAAATAAACCAGAATCTTATGTTGTATGGGCTGAAAAGGATGGTTGGTTGAATCTTGGTGGAAATCAGTGGATTAAGAACGATCCATCTTATGTGAAGTTTAATAAGAAAAGTACAGTAGATTCTTCTATTGTTGGAAAGCGTGTTGTTTCAAAAGTTAACAATCTACGTTTCTATGATGCTCCATCTTGGCAGGATAAAGATGTTGCTGGTTCTGTAGATACAGGTTTAGGATTCACAATTGATGCAAAAGTAAGTGTAAATGGTTCATCACAATATAAAGTACACAATAGCAAAGGTAAAACATACTATGTAACAGTAAGCGAAGCCTATGTGTATGTGAAGTAACGAAAAGCCAACTTTATTTATATAGAGTTGGCTTTTTTTATTTCTATGTAATTAGAATTTACTTTTAGATAATGCTTTTAGTATAGGATTTATAATTCTACTTATTAAGCGAAATCCCCTAAATATAGAACTAACAATTTTCATGAAGTTAGAACGTTTTTTCATTTTATTTTCATCCTTTAAACGAAATTATAAATCTGAAATCTTTCTAATTTCTTTTTCCTTCGCTTTGAATTCCTTTTTATATTGCTTGAAATCTTGTTTGCTAACTCTAAATTTTTCACCAGTAGCTACATTTTTTACTAAGTATGTTTTAGTTATTGAGAAAAAATAAATTAAAAATAATATACAAGATATTGAAAAAGTTGGGATAGCCAAAATTAATGCTGCAATAAACAACAATATATCTAATCCAGTAAGCATTCGTTGTAAGACTATTTTCTTCCCGGCAGCAGCTTCAGATTGCTGTAATTGCTGCATCCTTTGTATCGATGCAATTGAATCATAACTCATAAAAAAACCTCCTTGAAATAATATCTAAATCATACCAATTTCATACAACAACTGTAAATGTTAGTTTGTAATATATTGACGAAAAAGAACATTCGTTCTATAATTTTCACAAACAAATGTTCTTATGGAGGTCGTCACATGAATCATTTAATTAAATGCTCGTTCAATCAAAAAATCCCAATTGAATTAATCTATTTAAACGGTTCAGGAGATTTATCTCAAAGAACTGTAATTGTTAGAAAGATATATGAAGATCGTATATTGGTGTATTGCATGAAAAAACAACAAGTTAGAACGCTCAAATTAACTAATATACTATCTGTTGATAAAGTAAGAGCAAAGTATCAATATGCTTAA